AAGAAACTTCTCATAGACTGCACCACGAAGGAGTATTCCGACTTCTGGTATATCGGGGAATTACTGGGTAAGACAAAGAAAAGAGACATCTTCATCGGCATGATGGATTTTGTCAAAAAGTTTAAGGAGAAGAACGAATGACGCGGGAAGGATTCGTCTCGGTCAAAGAACGATACTGGTATGACGTCTGCGTAAAGTGCACTAGAATAGTCTCTCCCCGTCATTCTTCCTGCCCCAAGTGCGGTTCCACGGAATTTAAAGGGACGATCCGAAATAAGGACGGCACTGTTATTCAAAAATCTCTTAAGGCTAGAGAAATGGATGATGTCTAGTTGGACACGAAGACCAATATCAAGCGTCTGCTCATAGAGGATTTCAATTCCTCCTTCCCCATTTCCAAGCCTACACCGCATCATTCTACCGTCAAAAAGATTAGACCCGACCTATATGAATTCATCATGAAGAAATATAATGGTTACCGGGCCTTCCTCAGAATTGCTAAACGGAAAATGCCTCGTACTTCCCGTAAGGAACGAGCATTCATCAAATATTCTTCCAACGTTTCCAGACATTACTACGAGAATTGCTGGTCTAACCTAGAAGAATTGACCTTCATGATCTTAGTAGATCTGGGAGAAGAGGATAACTTCATTCATAATTGTCTCTTCCCTTCACCTTCCGGTCATTTCTATCAGATAGACTTCTTCGACCCTTTCAGAATTCTGTTCATTGAGGTCGACGGCGTCTATCACACCGCTTTACCCAGTCAAAGGGCCAAAGACATTGAGAGGGACGTCTACCTTTCTAAATACGGTAGGGTCCTAAGACTCACTTCCAAGGATTTCAGCGACCTTAAAGAAATGAAGAATAAGATCAATGAATTCATAAACGGAGGATGTATCCTTTGAGAGAGAAATACGTCCTTGAGAAATGTGTCCTCCTCAAACTGTTAAGAGATTACCCTCGTATAACTCGTTACCAGCTTCGTAAGAAACTCACTAGACTTCAATTCAGTCTCTACGTCGACAATTTCTATGGCCTGATCGAATCCATGGAAAAGGACGGTTTAGTCCGGAAAGAGGTTATCCCCGATAAAAGAGTCTGTGGTAATCCCTGTTTTCTCTACACTGTAACCAGCGAGGGAATTAAGACCTGTCTTTCCCTAGAATTCAAGATCCAGATCGCCCTTAAAACGAGCGTTAACGGGATAAAGGTCTAAAAGGGAAATTGATATAGGGTTATTCCCCTACATTTTATTCAAACCAGCGATCATTGAAGTGCATTATCACAAAGTTGATGTCACGCATGTCAATTACACAATCTACTACTTGGTCGTGCATATGGTATTGCCAGTCCCACCAATTCTTAGTTGCCGGCGGAGAATACAGATGTTGATTGAAAATTCCTTGTTGTGTTAGCATGGCTATATCTCTCATGTTGTCTACTCCATCGCCAGTAACGTCTCCAGCAATATAGACATCCATCTTATTCTCAAAGAATCCTTTACATCTCATACTTCCGCCTTGTGAACGGAATAGTATGCCCATACCCAAGTAGCATGGTGTGTACTGTGCTTGTACGTAAGCTAATGGACATGGACTTCCACTGAATATCGAATCGGTTATGTATAGAGATGATTTCGAGCCACCGACTTCAGCTTGGTAGACTTCGACGAAAATGTAAGCTGTCAACCCCGGTTGGTTGTTTACCACAATGTTCATTCGTTGTTCATGTCTTGGGTAGAACGCTTGTTTTGGTGTATCCCATATCTGATTGACGGAATGAGAGTATATTAAAGATTCTCCACCCGTCCAATAAGCCGAGAGATAGACTTCCAGATATTCCGTTGGTCTCACATTTCCAGTCACGAGGCAATTCCATCGATAATGGAATCTTATATATCTTGTTCGTTCGATTCCATCTTTATCGAGACATCTTAGGCTGTAGGTAGTATCGCTTGAAAATTCAACGACACCATAAAGCTGGTCCGTATAGAATCTTGACATTGTTGTGGTATTCCAAATATGGAAGAACCGACGGTAAGTTGATTCGTTTTCCACGGCTATAGTCCAAATGTCAGTAGCTTCTTGTGGCGGGTCCAGCCATTGGGTTTGACCGGAAAAGACGTTGCCGACTTTACTTGTAACAGCAAAGTTTAGGACTTGCCCTTCATTCCAAGCGGCAAAACAGGTTCCCACTAGGCAAATCAGTAGAACACTCAAAAGAGAGACTAAGACTCTTGACATTTTCTTCATTTAACCACCTCCTCCAATCCCTTGATAAACAGATTAGTTAAATTGCCTGTCCTCGTTCTTCGCGAGCGGCCTGAGTCTCTTCTTCGATATGTTGACGTTCTTCGGTGCTCGGTTCCGCTACTCGACTGATTTGAATAGAACCGCTATCCCTATGAAGAACCGGGTCTAAAGGTCTTTGATCTGAAGGTTTCATTAACAACCAAGCCCAATGGGCGGCTTCGGTCCCGATCTTCAACTTCCTTATCACCCATCGGCCTTTAAAGACCTTTCCATAGAAGAAGAATTCATGTAGATCCTCCCTCTGAACGCCGAATTTGACCAGGCCCGAGTCTATAATCTCCATTCTTGCTACTTCAAGATAATGGGCGGTCTGTTCCGGTTGCTCGTGTCTGGTCGGAAAATCCAATTCTCCTTCTCTAGTCAACCATTCATGGGGATGCTCGTACTTGGGTGTGACCTGAGTCTTTTCTTCACTCTCTATTCGAGACTTGAACGCATCCCACGCAGTTATGCCACTTGGAACCGGCGGATGAATAGTGACCCCGATCAGCTTAGATCCACTTATTTCGATCCTAAGATCGAGATGGTCCCTGATCTTGGTTATTAGACTCGAGAATAAGTCTCCGAACATGCTCTTCTCGATCTTGACTTGTTCCTTCTCATCTAGTTCCTCGTACTGGTCTATGATGTCTGATAAGATCCTTCCTAAGGCCTTTGGATCCTTCTCGTCATACTCGACTACAAAACTCTTGTGCATCTGAGGCGTCTTCTCGTCTGGTTCTATCGGTATCTTCTTACCGGTAGGATAATGCCTCTGCAAAACAAATCTAGAATTTTCGACAGAGGAATGAAACTTATAAAACTTGTTCGGTAGAGGTTCCCCTTCTCTTGCTAGATTTTCATACTCAGGTAAAGATGAACCTTCAACCTTTTCTTTTTCTTCTCCTTTCGGTAGAAAATATTCTTTAATTAATTCCCCTTTCTCATTCTCTTCCCTGAGCCATGTCCCATTCTTGACTTCAAATTCTTTGAGTGGCATTTAATCCCCTTTCAAAATTCCTTCCACAAACCCATTGATTTTACTATTCGGTGCGGCTCCGATCATGAATTCTAGTCCTTGGTAATTCTTTTCGATATTAACTGCTTCAGCCAAACCTTCATTCACATTGGTCCTGCCATATTCGGTTAAGGAACTTTTATTATTTTCCCAAATTCCATTCCATTCCTCCTTTTCTGGACCGGATAGGTTGGCATAAATGTGATGACCGAACTCATGTTGAAATGTACTGCCAGCGCCCATAGACCCGTAAATATGAATTGATTTGTCATTTGGATCGTAATAACCACTAAGTTTAGAATTAGAATATTTTCCATATTCTGGAGGCATGGCCATGCCAAATTTCGTGAAATGTTCTTTCATTGTCATTGTTTCGCGAGTTATAACAACGGACTTTAGGCCTTCCTTGAACCGTTGAGGAGCATACTGGATTGCATTCCTAATCTTGTCTTTAATCTCTTGTCTGGTTCCTTTTTCAAATTCCACTCGAGTAAAATGATCCTTATTGTGAATGATATTAAAAGTCTTTGATTTGCCATCTAAAGTATCATGTTCGGTGCCGATACAAAGATGTCTACCGTCAACTGTTATCCAATTCCCGCCTTGACTTGAACACCAATCCCCACCTTCCGCTTTAGTTCTTTGATTACCTATCAATGCCGGACTATAATCCGCCCCGAGGGCCTCTGTATTCTTCCCTTCGTCTAGAACGAAGAATGTTTGGGCACCATGAGGAATAGAAACAACCTTAGGTTCAAAGACGGCTTCGAATCGGAAGTCGTAACCATAGAAAGTCTTAGCCTCTTTCCAGTCGTTCCAATCCTCGCCAATTACCCTGTTCTGTCTGACCTGATCCTCGACTTCCTTCCTGCTCATCTCGTACATCTTGATTAGAACGATCTTGCCGTAGTAATAATGATCGTCACAGAGGAATAGATCCTTCTTGAGCATTCCCTCGAAAGGCTTTTCCTTTACTATCTGAGTCTTAACACCGGACCAAACGAGCATGCAAGAATGCCTTGGAAGATACATAGCGTTAGATTCTACCTTCTTCTCCTCCTTGGTTCCATCTCCTTCGAAATTCTTTGCTTCTCTCGGATGTAATTCCGATGTCTCTTCGGCCAGCCTATCAAGAACGTTAAGACTGTCCGGAATATTCCTCTCATGAACCCATTCGAGAACCTTAGGTTCATAGATTCCGTAAGTGAAAAGATTTGTTTCCTTCACTGAATACCTATTAATTTCCGGCGACCAGATCCGAATGATATTCCCGACCTTTGCTTTAATCTCGGTGTTAAATGTCTTTCCGAGATAAGCATAGACCTTCCCCTCGAATTCCTTGACCTTAAACGGGACCTTGTCTAATAGAACCTTACCGTCCTCTTCCGAGTATGGGCCCGCGGCTACATGGTAATTATAGACCCCTTCGACTGATTCTCCTCCGAGAGGTCCCTTGTGGTGTTTAGGTTGTTCCACTTCAACGACTAGACAGTCAACCTCTTTAAGATTCTTGAGTTTCACCCAGCCCTTGTTGTGAATGTCCTTGACGTATTTGCTGGATAGAACCTTGATCATGGCGCCTTCTGAACCTTTCTTTCCAGCAACCTTCTTTATAGCTGATAAGACTTCCTCCTTAGTCTTGCAGACAAATGATTCTTCCCCGACTTTGAAAGTCTTAAGATGAGTAGAGACAGGAACCTTCTTAAGATAGGATAATCGGACACTCAAAGGTTCATCCATTAGATCTTGACCCGCCCATTTAAGAACGTCAAAGACCCAGAATTCAGTCTGCTTATCCTTCTCCTCGTCGAACCCCTTCCCGTTCACGTATCCTATGAAACTGGTCCTATGAAGGACTTGACCGTCGGCGACTAAGACCCCTTCAGCATCTAGAATCGTTCCTTCGGGAAGTTTCTTTATGTCTTCTAGAGGATCCTTGAACTTGCTGGTCTTATTGAAACCCTCATCCTCAGAGAAGATTTTGACTTCACCCTCATTGTGAATTTGTAATCTCATCCCGTCAATCTTGATATCGACTAGAACGGGCAATTCAAAACCAGACACACCAAAGACTTCTTCAGGAGTAAAGATTCTCCATGCCGGTTTATTGGGTTTGACAAACGCCTTCCTAATGTCGACGAATTGGTCTATTGGATGAGGAGCCCAGAACCATTTTGCTCCTCTCCCGTCCAGTTCCTTGACTATCTCCTTGTATCTCTCAATGATTTCTTCCTTGATCTCGGGTTTAGAGTCATAAAGAGTCCTGAGTCTAGCAACTTCAAAGTAAAGAAATTTGGTGGACTTAGAAGGTAGACTCACTGATCCAGCATCCGTTCCTTCACGAACTTCTCAATCGAAGCGGCCATCCGTTCCTGTCGTTGACCTTTCGACTCTGAAAACTTCACCCATGCGTCCCTCATTATCTCTTCCTTGGTTCTGGGCCTCCCGTACTTCTGAGCGGAATACATTCCCTGTTTGATCTTGCCTAGACGGTTAATATCGTCTTTACTCCAAGTTCCGGTATGCAGACCCTCAGGGACGCTTGAACCGCATTTGGGGCAGTAGAGATGAGGTATTCCACCAGGCCCTATTATCTTCCGAAGAATAGGGTGTCTCCCGACCTGACAATCGAGCGGTTTATTCCAGGCCCTAGGATGAAAGTCTATATCGTATCCGGGGCGCCTGACAGAAGTTAGAAACCGAGGCCTCTTGATTACGCTATTCGGATTTAGCCTCATTCTCTCACTTCTTTCTCGTCTTGCCTTCCTGCTCAGATCTAAAACCTATTCGTTTAGCCGTGTCCGTACTAAGATTCGAAATCAACGGCTGAGATGCGATTGGCGGTTGAATCGGTTCATTTGGCTTCTCTATGTTTATGATGGGCGCCTCCACGAAAGACCTGATAGGAATATTGTCGACTCTAATCTTATCTAGATCAGGGTCCTTGCTCTGCGCGGCTAATTGCGCTGTTGCACCCATGGGATCTCGTATGACGTCGACTCGCCAAAAGGCAAATGGGACCTTCTGTCTGGTCCCGTCAGGCCTAATGACTTCCTTCATCTTAGTCTTCCTCTGGTTCTTCGAGTAGGTTAGATCCTTTTCTTCAGACATTTTTCTGTTCCTCCATTACTATAATTCTACGAAAATGTCCCATAGACATCTGCAACGAACATGTCTGGGCATTTTCGGTAGAAATCCGTATGACCTATAAACCCGACCTGAGTGGCCAAAACAGTCATCGCAGATATTGTCGTCTTCGACACCGACCCAGACCAGTTTAGAAAACCCGGCTTCTCTAAAACTGCCGAGTAAGGCTCCATTGTAAACCTTGAAAGCGAAATCTCCAGCCAGATCCTCTAAACGGATTAGTACCCCTTCATCACTGGTCCAGAAATCCTGCTCAGTCAAATAGCAATGCCTCCGCTATGACCACTATTGAACCTGAACTTTTAACCCCGACCGGTGCTTCTTCTCCTTCTTCATCACCCCAAGTCGAGTGCGCTGGTTCCGGACTAACATAACTTCTAATAAGTATCCAATCGGCATAGGCGATTGGTCCACTTGTGCCATCATTATCGGCTTCGAGAATGATTGATAATGAGGAAGTGCTAATCTGGTTAGTCTCGGCATTTAAAGTGGTATCATTATGAACGAATCTTGCCTCACCGTTCTTCCTCTTCAAATCGGCCTTAACGAATGAACCGGCACCAACAGCTCCAAAGTCCCCAAATTCACTTCCAGTCACATAGCACCAAGTCATTAATTTGGCTGAATACGTGACAAAGGTCATGCAAGGTGGAGAACCATGAGCAGCCGAATTGAATCCTAGTCTCTGGTAATTTGTATAGACGGCATATTTCCATAATGCCCTTAATGCCTTATACTGAAATGTCGACTTAGATTTAATGTAGGCATCCGTACCAGCTGTTCTCGTACAAGTGACTATACTGCTAGCGACCGCCACGCTTCCCGAAACAGTCCATTTGGTAAGATCGAGGGTATCAAAGTGATCAAATAAGTCAGAAAATGTATTGGGACCATTACTCGTAGTGTTCGTGTCTGCCTTACCATAATAAATATAGATAGTTACTGGATCCGTTGTTAAGTCATCCTTGACTTCAACCCAGAACAAAGCGTAATCACTATCAGTATGCTCTTCCATCCAATAGTCAAGTTCGGTATCTCCATCATTATCAGTAAATCTAACGTCACCAAAAGACGTGTCTTCCCCATTTCCTCCGAGGTAGACTTTGCCGATTGTCATGTCCCCTAGTACTTCAGTGCCGTCTACACCATTACCATAGTAAACCTTGATGCAGACTTGATAGTTAGTTCCTGCTCCGGCGGCCGCGCTGATTATATGGCTTTTACGAAAACCCCAACCGGTCAACCAGTTAGTCATTATGATCACTAGTAGAAGTAGATTCTAACTCCCCAAGTAACGTCAAGTAGAGTAAGATTGTTCCCGTCACAGGCAATGTTTTCTAACCGAGCATAGTAGGTCCCATTTCCACTGATTTCGGTTTTGACGTCATTATCGCCAAATAGAATATCTCCACCCCTGTCCGCACCATTGGCAATCAAGATTGCCCAAGAATTGTCTTCAATATCAATTGCAGTTACCAGCGATCCGTAAGCAACATCGGCATCGACCTTCAATGCGGTCGCCCCATTTACCGCATTATCTAGTGTGCTAGTATCTCGAATTGCCGCTATTTTAAGAACTGCCACAACACGAACTAATGTGGCCCCGGAAGGTATTCCCGCAACCGTCAAAGAATTCAAGGCATAGTCGGCTGTTCCCACGGTTGTCAGAACGACCGAAGCCTTATTGTCGGCCCAAAAGTCCATGCGTTGAATCTTCCTGTTCAAAGCCGTCATTGTGGCCAAAACAGTGGATGCCTCGATTTCCGCTAAGGTTGGTTTGGTATTGACAGCGGTTTTTAAAGCAGAAAGTCCATAGGTAGCATTTTGAACCTCCGAAAGAATAGTGTCTATGTCGGTCGAAGTGATTTTAATTTTACCATCTGAATCTACTAGGACCTTCACCCATTCTTCCGTGACCGAGTCCCAACCGTATATCGCTCTTGCCGGTAAAGACTTAACCAACGTTTATTTCTCCATCACTATTGACTTTGACTCCTGTAAATTCTTCCCCTGAATTTTCCCAACCGAAGATGCCTTCCATTGGGAGTGACTTAGGATGTTCTTGAATGTCGATCTTAAGAATTATCCCCGGAGAAGTGTATGTCCCGCAGTAGAGATAATTCCCGTTAGCAGTTAAAGGCCAAGCCCAATCCTGTCCGGAATCAAACGTTAATGTCTCTACCCTGAGCATGTTCTTCCAATCGATCTTTATCACTTTCGCCGGCGAATGGTAGAAACTGACATAGATATTGTCACCAACTAGAAACATGGCGTCTGAACGGTATTCTCCCGAATTCATAGTTAGAGAAGAAAGAACGGTGAAAGCGGTAGGATCAATCTTGCTGACCTTCCCCGGATTAAGAGTGTAGGACATGGACATTAGATAATCGCCGGCTTTGATCAGCGAATACATGCCTTGACCAGTCATGGTTAGAATGGCCGTTTCAGTGAAGGTGGTCAGGTCTATCTTTGCTATCTTTTGTATCGAACCCAGACCGGCAAAAAGGTTATCGCCTATTATTTCCAATTGCCAGACCGTACCGCCTGATGACAAGGTTAGACTAGCAACTATCGTGAAAGTAGTCAGGTCGACTTTGCTGATTTTGCCACCAACCAAGTAATGGCCCATGTAGAGATAGTTGCCTAGGATCCTCGAAGAGTAACCACACGCGTCTCCGGGACTAAGAGTTATCGTGGCAACCTCAGTAAACGTACTCAAGTCTATCTTATGAATTTTGGTCAAAGAACCGCAGTAGAGAAAACCGTCTTTAACACTGAAAGCAGAGGCGAGGTTCCCGGAAATGGACAGAATAGCAGTCTCAGTGAAGGTAGAAAGATTTATCTTCACTATCCTGCCGGGCGACCCAGAGAGACCAGCATATAGAAAACCGCCATAAATGGCTAGGCTAAGAATGTTGTTTTCCCCTGAAGCCAGACTTAGAGCTGTGTGTTTCATTGCTTCCCACTTTTCAATGAGTCCCTTAGAATCCTAGTGAAATCGTTCAGGCTACTTTCCTTGTGGTCGCCAATCCTTCTCAATTCTTCCGGTGAAAGAGTGACCGTTTTCCCCGCCCTTTTCCCCGCGAATGCTAATCCTCTCCTAATCAATTCCTCGTATGAAGAGTCAAGAACCTGTTTGGCTTTGATGGTCGCCTCGTTTATGGTTTTCTCTCGGTCCTTCCCGTCGGCAATTTCCTTCTGGGCCCATTTGATAAGCGACTTGAACTTTGAAAATATGGTTTCCTCTTCCCAAGCTACGCCGAATGGTGCCCGGGCCTGAGCTACTCCCTTTTTCAAAACCATTGTATCAGAATCCAGCGCCTCGAGCATTTCACCAGATGCAGTGCTCGACATAGGTTCTTCTGGAATTTCTAGGCTCTTGGGTCTTACTTGTTCTAGTCGCATTCGCAGATTGTCAAATTTCTCCGCTAGGATTTCCTGGCCTATTCCATCCAGATAAGTCGATAGTTCAATTAGAAGGTTAGGATCAAATCCTCTACGGAATCCGGTTACTATTGTCTTCTTCCCGGCCGCGAACGTCTTCTTGCTAAATCCCTTCTTCCCGTCTAGTTTCTCCACGACATAGTCAAGAACAGCATCCATCAGATTGGCTACGGCGTAGTTGAGATTGACAGCTGAGGTTCTAGTATCCGGCGTCTCATGCATGTTCATCATGACGTAGACTTCGTCCTTGTCATTATTGAGAGCATAGACCCGATCAAAAATCCTGATCTGGCTCATTGAGTACCAAGAGATGGGTAGTCTAACCGCGTGTTCGGACGGCATTCGTAATTCTAGTCTCTCACTGGTCGTCCGTGTTGGCGTGCCTTCCAACCAATATTCGGGCTTGCCGGCCATTGAGTGCGGTGCCTCATTCGCCCTTGATGCCCCTTGAACTGAAGCAATGTCAGCTTTACCGGTAACTAGTAATTCTCCTCCCGGCCCTAGACTGACATTGAATCCGCATTGGGCCCAAGCTAAAGCCGAAGCAGCTTTAGTATGCTCGGTCTGGGCATCCCTCAACTGGTCCCTTCCCTCGATAGGATTAAATTCAAAGACCCAGTCGGTCACGCCGAATTTAGGCAATAGTTCATCGTTAAATAGATCCGCAAAGCCGGCTTGATGTTCCTGAGTGGTTCTATTCTGGACGTCAATTTTAAGACGTATGCCTCCTCCCGCAACGTCGCTCGTGCTTACGAATTCTGGTGTGACGCCATAAACCCCGGCTATTGCCTCCATGTAGAGCCTGTAAAATTCGATGGACTGCATCGCCTTCAGATCTTCCATAAGAGGAATTCTGATTGGTTGTTGATCCTTCTTGAGACCAAGCATCAGAGTCCTAATCTTCTTGGACGACTTGAACCTTCCGCTCTGAATGTCCTTCTTATCGAGGGACTTTATCTCGTCCTCTATCGCCTTCTTCTTCTCGTCAACGTCAAGTTGATCTTCACCCGGAAATCCAATTAGGCTTCCAACCTTACCGGTGCTGTAGACTTCCCAATTGTAGTCGTCCATGGCTAAGACGGTCTGTGTAATCTTCCAAACGCTTATGATCTTGGAGTTACCAAAGAGGGCAGGGGCTACCCTTGAACTGGACCCGTGAATGAGTTCGTCTTTTGTAAACCGGGCCACAACTGTTCCTTGAAGTTCCTGAACATAAGCGGTCTGCTCCATTTCTCCTCCGCATAAGGGGCAGACTTTAGCCTTCTCAATATCTTCCTTACTCATTTCTCCTCTGATCACGACAACAGGTTGGTCTCCCGGTTGTTTATCGTAGCATTCCGGACAGAACCATTCGTATCCTCCAAGATGACCGAATTCGTCCGCTACCGGAAAGATGAAACGAGCATCTTCAACGTATATTTCATACGGAATCTTCTGGTAGACAACCCGCTTATTTCGCACGACAACCTTTCCGTCCGCGACTTTTGGTGTCCTCTTAAAAGCTATTCCCCAGTACCAATCGTCTAGGGATAGGTCATAGAACAAGGACGATTTCACAAAGTCATCAAAATGATAGTCTCTATTCGGTCTCTTGAGAAAGTGTTCTAGGATCCTGGCCTGATTCTCGCTGGGTTGTCTTAATGTTCCACCGCAACCCTCAGTCTCGCAGACAGGTTTTTCTCCTTCTTTCAATTGACCTTCTTTAGGAGTATGATCATAGGTCTTTTCACACTTGTCACACTTCCACCTGAAGGCGGGCTTTATCGTCCATCGGTTCCTGATGCATTCCTGAATGATGGCACGAAAGGCCCGTCTAAGAGGCCAGGAAGTAGTAGCAACTTCAAAGAGATTGATGTAGTCGTAAAGGGGATACCTGATCTGTGGTTCCGGTTCAAAGACAAATGTCGGCTGAACAGGAGTTGTTTTCTCTATCTGAACCCCGACTAGTTTGCCTAAAAATGCTACAGCCTTTTCTCTTCGAGAAAGAGATGAGGGTGTAGAATCCTTCTTAGCTATTTTCGCTCTAGGCATTCATTTCACTCGTTTATCTTTTCTATGAGACCGTACTTGAGGGCCTCTTCCGCGCTGAGCCACCAATCCCTTTTCTTCGTCTTTTTCTGTAGGGTGTCAAAGCTCAGTTTAGTTCGTTCGGCCACGATCTGGTCAAGCATTCTATTCACCTTAACTAGTTCTTCACTTTCCTCCTTGACCTCAGATGCTTTGCCGAAGGCCCATGAACTGACTTCATGAAGTAAGAATCTTGAATATTTCGATGAGCTCCTAAAGGATCCTCCCATTAGGATTATGACCCCCATGCTCGCACATACTCCCCGGGCCTCGATATTGATCTTCATTCCTTTCCTTTTCAGATCCTCCATCGTGTTAAAGATCAAAAGGCCGTGATAGACTTCGCCGCCAATGGTATTTAGTATAACGGTGATTTCCTTGACCCCGACGAAGTTAAAGAACAGAAGCCGCTTGCAGATTTTACTGCAGTATTCCTCTTCGATTTCCCCATGAAGAATGATCGTGTTGTGTTTGAGGATCAGAAGCTCGATCCATTCCTCAAGACCAAGATCTTTCTTAGGTTCTGGAAAGCAGTCTAGTTCTTCTTCACCCGTTACCATCTTACATCGGTCTCCATAGTCGTATAAGAAGGTAAGGCCATGGAAATATTTAAACTTGAACTAGCTTACTGCCTGAAATAAAAGAGGAAGATAATATTTGCTTCCTATCTGGTTCTTATCCTTGAAACGCCGCAATATTATCGACTTGCACCAAGAAATCGAATTGTTGCACAGATGTCATTTGTCTTCGTTCCACAACCATGTCGACAGACTTGTCATTGCGCAGGGCTTGTTCCAATAGCACTTGTAGAGTAATAACCTGCGACTCTATTGCTTTTGCGTTGTCTGCCTGCGATATTTCTCGTTCAAAATCCGATGAGTCTATGAACGCAAACCGGTGCCGTGGCTTTCCCCAGCGAGAATCAACGTAGTCAATATATCCCAAGTTGCCATTGTTTTGTTTTTCCTTATAGAAAACGACAGTGATGACTCTAGCACCGTTTATTCTTTCGATTAATTTTTCCATTCCATACCACCTCGCATTCCCATTCCATTTAATGCCGACCCGATCGCTTATCCCATGAACATAGGGACAGTATTGCACGCTCCCAGTCTTCGTTCAAAGACCTTCCACGAGAGCAGCACCCTATCTCCGCGGTAACGTGGTTTACCCCGGTAAGGATTCGGTATCGGCATTAGACATATAGCCTAGACTTCTATTTAAACTTGACCACTCAAATCTCGACTGAGACTACGCCGCCCTTGAACGCCTTATTCGTTATTTTCGTACCTCTTGATCCAATTGCAATTGGCACAAAGAAGTTGATATTCCTTCTTCCCCTCGGAAATCGATTTTAAGACTGCTAACAGATAAGAATAGGATCTCATAAATTTATGCATAAATCTCCCACCACCATGAATATGGTCAATCTGAAGAGCACGATAATCGGTAAATCCGCAACGGATACATTTATTTCCGAGCAGTTTAAGAATTTTCTTCCTAAGTCTATTTCGACGACTCCGTAATACCTTAAGAAACCATACCCGATTTTCCTTATACCAATTTCGCAACTGGTTTCTTTTTCGAAGATTGTTCTTGGGCCTAGACCAATATTCCCTTGCTTTTCTTCTTCGTTCCTCAATATTAGATTTCGACAGAAACTACTCCTCCACGGAACGCCTTTTCCTTCAGGGCATAGACGGCCATGGCTAAACTAACCGGGTAGTCGTCATGTCTTCCCTTGATCCTAGGTGCCTCAAGTTTAAGACTGAAACCCTTGTACTTCCTTTCCAGATCTAACATTTGCTCGATGAATTTCGCCTTGTTCTTCTTCTGATCGGCGGCAACGGTCTTA